CTGGTATTCCTGTGGTAGTAGTTGATGCAGAACCTGATGTCAAACCAGTGACTATTGTTGATCCACGACCTCTTCTTCTACGTCTTTCATCTGCAACATTCTCTTCAGCCAAAGCTGCTGCTCTTTGTGTATCAGCATCATCAACCATCATTGGTGGATCAGGTGGGGGTGGTGGAGGTGGTATATTTATTTTCGGTCTTAAAAATGACATTTGCTTCTCCTAAACTACTGACCTTGATCCTTTACCTCTTTGCAAAGCACCATATCCTTCAAGGAATGTTCCAGCTTGCCCTGCCCTCTTTGTTCTTCTTGTACCTCTACCTCTCGCTAATATTGTCTGTTCTTCATCAGGTATAACTTCAGGTGTAATCTCTGGTGTTTGAACAGGTTGTACTGGTTGTCTGTAATCCATCTTATTTGTGCCAGTAACAGTTTTTTTAACTTCTCGCACTAACTTTTTCACAGGTCTTTCAAAAGGCTCTACTAAATCTGCACCCCCTGCTTCGATTACATTTATAACTTTTTTTACAGGTCTTTCAAGTGGTTCAACTATTGCCTTATCTACAACTTTGACTACATCTTTTGGTAAGTCTTTTGCTTCTTTTACAAGCTTCTTAACTGGCTTCTCTAAAGGCTCAACAATAGCTTTGTCTACAGTTTTAACAACTTGTTTTGGAACTTTGATTGCAACATTAACAACTTTTTTAATTGGTTTGGTAACTTTCTTAACGATCTTTTTTGGACTGCCACCCATCATTACCTCCTTGCAGACTTGACAAAGCCAAGTTTTTTATTCTTCTGTCTGAGCCAAAACGCAACCTGATACCCTTTTCTCTTAAAAAAATATCTAAAATGTTTCACTCCTTTTAAGGTATAATCTTTTTTTGAAATAAAATCAATCATCCAAACATCTTTTCCTTTACCTTTGTAGCCGTCATGTGGAAAGACACCTGTTTTAAAATACTCATCTATTTGCTTTTTATCTGGAAAACCCCAAGTGCCAAAAACTACAATCTCATTCTCATTTCTAATAACCTGGTATTGATTCAACATTACAGGAACAAGAATACATCTGCATATCTCTTCAACATTCCAAGTCTCATGCAAGTCACTATACTGCATCAGGATCAGTATATCTCGCAAATCCTCATACTTACTCATGCAAAAATATTATAACTGTTATCAGCAACAGCTTGTGGTGGTCTTGTATAACTCTTTCTATTCTCAATACCTATAGCCAAATATCTGAACGCATCTGCTGCATGTGATGTATAGTCATGCCTTGGCTGATCCCTAAACCTCTTCTTCTTCTCATCCCACTCTTGCCTATACTGTTTCATCATCTCAAGACCTAGATGACACTTATCCCTGTCAAAGTAACACTTCGGCATCAACAATCTAGCAGCATTGATACCATCAGCTACCTTCATCTTCGAAACCACCTTGAAACGTATGCCAAGACTAAACGCCGTCTCCATCCGTGATTTGCCAGACCCCAACTCTCTAATTTCAATATCATGTGGAGCAAGGTGGTCTCCATAATGATAATCCTTCTTTCTAAGGACCTCTGCATAATGGTCCAATCCAAAACCAGTATTCTCATAATAGTCGATAACATTTACTGCTCCTCCTCTGTAAACCTGTGCAAACCAAATAGCTGTTGAATCATTGATACCTAAATCCCAAGCTGTATGTACTGGCAACGCAGGATCATACGGCACTCTTGTAATCCTGCCTGCATCTTCAGCTTCTACAAGTAATCTTCCATAATACGCACCAATGATCGCAGCCGTAAACGAACACTCATATTCCTGTTCATACTGCTCCACTGTCATCTGTGACTTGGCAGCATCCAACTCCGTATCTTTTACCAACTGCGTTTCACTAGCCTTTGCAATCTTCCAATACCAATAATCACTTCCTTCTTGAGTCTCATGCTTGGCTTGTGTCAGTATCTCATAAAAATGGTTATGCCCATTTGGTGTTCCTAAAAATATAGCCGCACCCTCTCTATCCGATAGTGCTGGTCTTACAACCTCCCCCCATACCCTAGGATTCTGCATGCCATACTCGTCAAACACACACAAGTCCAAGTAAATACCTCTCAACGCATCAGGATTCTCACCTGACAACAACATTATCCTACCACCATTAGGAAAGTCTGCTCTCAGTTCAGTCTCATTAAAAGTAACTCCTGGTATCACACCAGCATAATACTTTACATAATCCCAACTAATCCTCTTCGCCTGACTAAATGTAGGTGCAACCAAAGCAACTCTCGGTCTTGGCAACGGACAAGTCAAAGCATGTTTTATCATGTGATTGACAGCAAACACAGTTTTACCAAATCTCCTGTGCATAACAAGCACATTCCATCTCTTCAAGTCTCTGTGCATCTCTGCCTGTAGCACCCTTGGCTTATATGGTATCTTTACTTGCATCTGTTTCCCACACTATCCTTATCGCACCATCAGTTAACTCAACACCTGTCCTCTGCTTGATCTCACCAAACTTCTCTGGTAACACCTTCTGCACCTTCCAGCGAACATGTGTGGCATAATCCCTCAGTAAGTTAGGATCGTACATCTTACGCTTATGCAACGTATCTAAAAACATAGTCTCTAACTCCTCCAAAGTTTTCTCAGCAGATTGCTTCTGTGC